TACCTAAAAGTAAGGCGAAGACACGGGAAGAAATAATGTCATGGTACAGTGGACTTGTTAGAGAAGCGTGTAAAAGGGGGTTGGATATACGTCGTTGATACATATGCGGTTTAAAGTTTAGAAGAGTATTACCAACAACGAACAATGTTCTCTGTCGCTAGACCCATCGTCATGTGTAAACCAACCCTAAAACATAACAAACGATTTAAAATCTATTCAACTGCATATAAGTCTGTCGATCCTTACCGTGAAAGTTCTCTGCGATACATGGGTTACGCGAATGAACTTGGCGAAGCCTTCACATCATATCTCCCCGAATGGGGATTACCTGCATCATACTGTGTTGCGGCAGCGTATGTCATGTTTGATACGATTGATAAGGGTGAAAAAGCATATAATGCCGCAGAAGAAGAGGATAAGATGATGGATACAATGAGAATTTCGACTGAAACCTTTACGTGGCAAATGCTCGCGTCGGTATTCTGGCCGGGGTCTATTATCAGGGTTATCGTAAATATGGCCGCTACCATGATTTCCAACAATAACCTAGACAACAATCAATTTATCCATTTTCTCCCTACACTGATCGGTCTTTCAGCGATCCCCATGATAGTGAAACCGATTGATACGACAGTTGATAAGATCATGGAAGGATCCATTTCCAAGGTTATAAACGGTGAAATTAATACACCCGAAGAAGCCCGTACAGCGATGATGACTACCGCCGGTTCGATTTCTGTACCACCAGTCATGTATTGTCTAGCGTCTGTTATCAAGAAGCTCGATGTCTAAAAGAACCTAAGTTAGAGACATATGTTGTAATAAAATCAAGAAAATATGGAATCAGTTCAAAAACTCACACATATAGAACACATTCTCAAGAGACCTGACTCATATGTCGGTCCAGTTGATCTAGGAACCGAACCTTACTGGATCCTTGATGGTCAAAAGTTCACTAAGAAGAACTTGAAATACTCCCCAGCCCTCTTGAAAATATTCGATGAAATCCTCGTCAATGCTATCGATCGTAACTCTCTCCATCCCAAACAGGTCAGTTCAATCTCCGTATCGATTGATAAGAATATGGGTTCAGTGACCATCGAGAATAATGGACCACTTGGTGGGATTTCCGTAAAAATGCATGAGAAAGAGGGTCTATGGAACCCTGAACTTGTATTTGGACACCTCCTCACGAGTACGAACTATGACGATACACAAAAAAGAATTGTCGGTGGTCGCAACGGCTACGGTGCCAAGTTGGCAAATATTTACTCTAGTGATTTCTCCGTGGTCATCAAGGATCACGAGACAAAGCAGGTGTACACCCAATCTTGGTCAAAGAATATGACTGTCTGCGACCCACCAAAAATCAAAAAACATTCGGGTGCTACGTCATCCGTCGCCATTACTTTTACCCCTGAATGGAAACGTTTCGGAATGTCCAAAATGGAAGATACCATCTATAAGATTTTCCAGAAACGGGTTTGGGATGCGAACATCTGTACGACACAGAACTGTAAGGTGAAATTCAATGGCGAAGTTCTTCCAAAACAAAACTTTGAGGCTTATGCCAAAATGCACGAAGGTGTTGATCAGGTTGCATCTGTCACCACCGACCGTTGGTCGGTATGCATCGGGCCAGCAGAGAATGGGATGGAACAGGTTTCATTCGTGAATGGTATCTGCACTACGAAAGGTGGCACTCATGTCGATCACGTGGCGAACATTGTCGCTAATGGTATCATTGATGACATGGCGAAGAAGATTAAACTGAAACCTCCACAAGTTAAGAATGCTTTTACGATCTTTGTAAAGGCCACACTCGAAAACCCGAACTTTTCCAGTCAAGTGAAGTCTGAATGTACAACTAAATCCCAACATTTCGGGAGTAAGTTTGAACTACCCAAGACATTCGTTAAGAATGCTCTCAAGACTGGTATCGCCGATGAACTCACAGCACTCTCAAAGTTCAAGGAGATGAAAGAACTCAAGAAGACAGATGGAGCTCGAAAGTCTAAGATTACCGGTATCCCTAAATTAGATGACGCGAATAAGGCTGGTACGGCTCAATCTGGGAAGTGTACACTCATCGTGACTGAGGGTGACTCGGCAAAGACCCTCGCAGTTGCAGGTCTCTCGGTTGTTGGTCGTGATCATTATGGTGTGTTTCCTCTTCGAGGCAAGTGTAAGAATGTGCGCGATGTTTCAGTCGCACAACTTACATCTAACCAGGAGTTCAATGATCTCAAGAAGATCCTCGGACTTCAACAGGGTAAGGAGTATACCGACGTTTCCGAACTTCGGTATGGACGTCTAATGATCATGACAGATGCTGATAATGATGGAAGTCATATCAAGGGTCTCATTCTTAACATGATCCACTACTTCTGGCCCAGCCTTCTAAAGTTGAACTATGTGGTGAGTATGGTGACACCCATCATCAAGGCTTCCAAGGGGTCAGAAACGAAATCTTTCTACACCGATTCAGCATTTCGAAACTGGTATGGGGACGGTAAACATGGGTGGCGCATCAAGTATTACAAGGGTCTCGGTACTTCTACATCTGTAGAGGCTCGTGAATATTTCAAAAAAATTCAAGAACTCACGGTGAAGTTTGATGTGGACGTGATGACCGATAAATCGATCGTACTCGCATTCGATAAGAAAAAAGCGGATGACAGGAAGACATGGCTTCTCGAAAGTACCGCGAAGAATTCTGGTGATCTCGAAGTACCGTATGGTCATGTCAAGAACCTGGCCATAACCGACTTTGTTCACAAAGACCTCGTCAATTTCAGCCTCGCTGACTTGAAGCGGTCTATCGCACATATGGCTGACGGACTTAAACCTTCACAGCGGAAAGTTATGTTCTCATGTTTTCAGAAGAACCTAACCGCAGAAATGAAAGTGGCACAACTGGCCGCGTATGTCGCTGAAAAGAGTTCTTACCATCATGGCGAAGTTTCTCTCGCGGAAACGATCGTCAAGTTGGCGAACGACTATACAGGTTCGAACAATGTCAACCTTCTCGAACCTTGTGGTCAATTTGGCACGAGACTTATGGGAGGTAAAGATGCATCTCAAACGAGGTATATCTTCACGAGACTGACCAGTGCAGCTCGAAAGATATTCGACCCCAAGGATGACCCCGTACTTAATTATCTAGATGATGACGGTCGATCTATTGAACCAGAGTTTTACGTACCAGCATTGCCGATGGTTCTTGTGAATGGTACAGAGGGTATTGGTACGGGTTTCAGTTGTTATGTACCCCCGTTCAACCCCAAAGATATCTCAACGAATATACTCAACTTCATCAATGGAAAAGGAATTCAAAAAATGAAGCCATGGTTCAGGGGGTTTAAGGGTCGTGTATTCTACGAAAATGAAACGTGGGTCACAGAGGGTATCTGGAACATGATCGGTCAAACTATCAGGGTCACAGAACTCCCACCCGGGCGTTGGACACAGGATTATAAAGAACATCTCGATACACTCACTGAAAAGAAGACTATCAGCTCATATACCAATAATAGCACAACTGAAAATGTCGACTTTGTTATTCAGGGGTACACGGGTAAAGATCTTATCAAGGACCTGAAATTACAGAAAACAGTCAGAACTTCGAACATGCATCTGTTTCATCCGACTAAGGGAATTCACAAATATGAGAGTGCTGAAATGATCCTAATGGACTTTATCAAACTTCGAAATGAGTACTACAATAAACGCAAATCCCATATGGTTAATGTTCTCAAGAAAAAGGTTGAGATGTATAATCACCGCGCAAAATTTGTTACCATGGTCATCAATGGAACGTTGGTGGTTTTCAGGCGTAAGAAGAAAGATCTCGAGGAAGAGTTATCACATACGTTTCCGAAAGTTGACGGGAGTTATGACTATTTACTAAACACCAAGACAGTTGACTATACAGAAGAGCGAGTAGCTGCACTGCTTATGGAAGTCAAACATTCCAGGGACGAACTTAATTTGACAATGTCTACGTCACCTCTTCAAATGTGGGAAAATGATATTAAAAATATATAGACAATAGATAAGTATGGGATTACAGGGTCCGGATCAAGGTGCCGTATTATCCCTAAATGCCATAGGTCAACAGGATACATACCTATTGAACTCCGATCCTGAGCAGTCCTTCTTTAATTATACAGCGAAGCAACATTCAAACTTTACAAAATATCACAAGAGTGTCACAATTTCTAAACCATCTTCGTCTTCTCCCACGTGGCCGTTCGGTGAAAGTGTTAAAGTTACACTAAACCCCCAGAATATGGGAGACTTGTTATCAAATATGTACATACATATGACATTCCCTGCTGTTGAAACAAACTCTAACATAGCTGATCAGATTGGTCGACACGTTATAGAGAGTATTTCTATGCGCGTGGATGAGACAGAAGTCGATAAATATCATGATGATTGGGGTGTCATTTACGATGAGATGTACCTGGATGCATCTGAAAAACGTACTAAACGGTATACGATAAATAGAAATCAAGCCGACAATGTATCACATGCAAACGATGAATCGTTATCTAGGTTTAAGTCGACGTTGATGATTCCTATTCCATTCTTCTTTTCTCGTAAATATGAAGGTGATGAATATGGGTCAAATTCCCCGAATAGGCCATACTTTCCAACGTGTGCGATTCATAAACAGAAGATAGAATTTGAAATTAAGTTTAGACCGAAAACGTTTTTTACCAATTCTTCATATGCATTATCACTCGATACATTTGATATCATCACCGAAGAAATCACATTAAGTCCACAAGAACGGACATACTTGATGACAAATAAACAAATATTCATCACTGACATAGTAAAGAAACACCCTACAGAGGAAACTGTCATAGGTAAAAATGCTGTGAAACTACAACTCGTCCCAGATATACCTGTCAAAACGTTATTCTGGTTTCTACGAAAACAGGCATATGAAGATGAAAATATACATGGAAGTCCCGGTCGTCCCGACCCGAGTATAAGAACTCGACAAATGTCGAACAGGTTTAATTTTTCATCTGCAACATCCTACTCGATCGGCAACTCATTTTCGTCGGCAGTTTTAGACACTGCTAAACTCTATATAAATGGTCAAGACTTACCCAATATACCAGTCGCTGATCACAATTATTTCAAGTATATCGTCCCATATAACACAAGGCTATCTAGACCTAATAGGAATATTTACACGTATGCGTTCTCGATGAATCCGATTAATGTGGAACCATCGGGAAGCTTGGACTTTAGTAAATTGAACTCAGATCGCACATTACTAGATGTGCAATTAAAACCTGGATTAACAGATGTCTATAACCTACACCTGTATTATGTTGGGTATCAAACGTTTGAATTTAATAACGGGTTTATGTCACTTGCTTATTGAAAAGCCTATCGTGATGTACACGAATGTAATCGACAATCTTGTTTCTGATACACCACCTGATGAAGTTCAACTGTGCTACAGTCGTATGTATTTCATCAGTTGTACCTGGCACGTTGTACACGATCTTGTCTGCACGACAAAACGGGTCGAATAATTTTTTGCTGTACCCGTCTAAACTCGATTTATAAGCGCAGTGTACACTAAAAATCCGACCATCATTTGTTTCGTATGATAGGTTATGCTTCTTAGAGTAATTGGTAATAAACCATTCTAGATTTCGTAGAGAAATACCTCCACTCTTGTTCAAAAGTTCGATTAGCGTAGCTCTATTTTCTGGTACAGTGTAAAAATTATTTATAGATGATAATAGAAT